TACCCCCATTATATTAAACATACCCCATCATATTAAACATAAGGCACTACCCCATCATAACAAAGACGGAATAAAAATAAGAAAGGAGCAACAAAATTAATTGTTACCCCTTCATAATAAACGCACCCCTTTATATTAAACGCTCTACCTTATCGTATAAATTCCTTTGTTCTTTGAAGCTGTTAGTCTCATCAAAGCATATCTAATCGCATCACAGAAGTGATTGAACTTATCGATTGGTCTTACACCTCTCTCATGCCATACATAGTTGTTAAACTCCTTTATAACACCATTACTTCTTGGGTCTACTATAATCTCATAGTCTTGCATTAAAGCAATACCAGATAAGATACTTCCACTCTTCTTGATAGCAGGTTGTATGTTTAATCCTTTAGCCTTCAGTTCTTTTATAAGTCTAGGCTCTGCTGAATCACAAACTATCAAATCTAATCCACACTCAGCTCTATTCATGTTAGCTATGTCTGTGGTAGAAAGTCCTGTTTTACCATAGATTTCTTTTACATAGACTCTATTGTTAAAATCATCTACAGATATCTTTACAAGTGTTGTAGGGTCTTCAGAGAACCCAAAATCCTGTCCATAGATAGTCTTTTCTGTCTGTATGTAGTCTCCAACTTTCCAGTTCCTTATAATCGTTCCTTCTGCTTTTGCTAACCATCCTCCTAATATCTGGTGTTGATATTTATCTGGTCTTCTAGCTTTCATATCTAATATCCTAGCAAGAAATGAATCTGATAGATTATCTTTGTTATCCTTGTATGTTGTATGTATGTAAGTAGTGTCTCCTTTGCTTCCATTGAAACCTTCGTCTACAATATTACCTAGAAAGAAACGTTGGTATATCCAATGCTCTTTTGTTGTTGGGTTAAGTATCAGTACAACTCTGTTCTGCTTGTTTAGAGAACGTATAGAGAAGTCTATCTTATCAAACGTACCTTCATCATCCAGCTCTTCTGCTTCGTCTACTACAAAGGTTGTGATTCCATTCAATGACTTTAATGCTGCTGTCTGGTTACCACTAGATGTTCTTATCCCTTTAAAGATAATAGAAGAACCTGTTTGCATATTTGTTATCTCATCCTTAGTTATTCTAAAGTGAGAATTCACTCCCATCATATCAATCTTCTCTACAAATTCTGGAATAATAGATGTGTTTGCTGATGACATTGTATAACGAGTAAACAGTATCTTATGTCCACTTTCATAGGTTAAGTTAAGTAAGAATACATTTATACCAAATGACTTACCACTACCCCTACCTCCAGTAATAACATTGTATCTTGTCTTGTTCTTGAACAATGGTATGTACTTATCGTTTAGGTCTATGCTATTCTTCATCCTCTGGTGTTACGTCTATAATATCTTCTTGTGCAGGAGGTTGGTGTCCATAGAAATTTATAACAGGACTTGCTGATTTCTGTGTATTGTTTCCGAATCCATCTTTAGGTTTACCGTAAACATATTCTAGTAAAAGCTTTCTATCGTTATGGTTTTTCTTAGCCTCTTCTGCTAGGTTCATCCAGAAGTCTTGCTCAGAACCAAATACCTTTTTAATGGCTTTGACTCCGAACTCCTTCATCCTTTCTCTCTTAGCTTTATTTATAGCTGCTGTTGTAGGCTTAACAACTTCTAACTGACCTTTCTTCCTTTTGTTGTATTTTCTACCATCGGTAGTTTTAATCTCATTTGATTTAGCCATAAGTTTAATCTTAATACTATAACGATATCTTTAAGTTTTGTTTACCAAGTAGAGCCTGTAACCCCTATAGATGACTCTATTACCTCACAGTTATCTCTACTCTTCCACTCCCAAGACTTAATCCTTAAATTAATAACTTCATAAATCTCTGCTCTCTTATATTCTGGAATAGTATCTACTAAGTCATGCAACTCGTTTCTTTCTCCAAACTTCTTGCTATTATCTATTCTCTCATTTATTACTCTAATCCTTTCAGACTTCTTGTTCTCTATTCTTTCTCTTTGTCTCTTCTTATCATCAAAGAATAAATCATATACATCTCTAAACTTAACAAAGTTTTCATAATAAATATCTATCTTTCTTAGTGCATGAAATATTGATGACCTATTTCTTATAACTCCTATCTCAGCAAACCATTCCGATATCATCCTATCATTCATTCCGTTTACATCATGCAATATCTTGTATAACAATGCTCTAAAGTAAGCCTTGTCTTCGTGTCTAGAACCATCTGTTAAATCTAGTCTTGTAATTTCTACAAACCTTTTAGCTAGCTCTTCGGCTGCACCTTCATTATATCCTTTACGTTTTTCCATTTTTATCTCTGTTTTGTATTTTCTTGTATTCTTTCCATATCCTAATATAAGCTTCTTTAAGGGACAATATATCTGGATATGTATGTTTCCTATGCCCTAACTCTATTGATACTCTCCATTCCCCTTTAAAAGACTTAGGATTAACTGCCTCTGGATATATTAAATACCCTTTCTTAAAGCAATGACTTTGAGTCTCGTTATCTGTATCGTAGTAATCAAATAAAATCTTCTTCTTCTTCGCCATAATCATAATCGTAACCTAATTCTTTTGCTATAGATTCAAACTTCAATGCTCTTAGCAATCCATCGCATTCTTCAAAAGCATCTTCCTCTTCAGCTTTACTTATCCAAATCTCTAAGTCTTCTCTAGTGTAACCTAAATAAAGTAAATCAAGTCCTAGCTCATAGAAATGGTCAGACACCTTTTTGTCAAACCCCATACTACAATTCTCCGTAAAATGTATATTGTTCTAAATCGTAATCACTCATGATATAATTCTTATAAGCATCTGTAGCTCTCTGTAACTTCTTTAGTCCAGAATCTATAAACTCTGGTGTAATAGTATAGACTCCAACGTCTAGACTTGTTTTATCTACCACCAAGAATATAAAGTCATCTGCATCGAACAAATCTAAATACAAAGCTGCTTGTAAGTCATAGCTATACTTCTTAGCTGAATACTCAAAGTCATTTATGTTTGCTGTAGTCTTTAAATCTATAATAGTTCTACCCTTCTTTGCATCAGCCTTGCCTCTAAATGGAAGTCCCATGAAGTCTCCTATTGCTGGTATCTCAAACTCACATCCACTCAACAGTCCAGCAGCTTCTTCATTAGCCAACACAGCTTTAGCTATCTTATTAGCCTTGTTAAGTTCTAGGTTAGTATAAACCAAATCCCTACCTAACTCTTCAGCAGCTAACTTAAAGTTCTTGCTAGCCTTAGTCCCCTCTATGAAAGTAAACTCCTCAAGTCTATGTGGTTCTAGTACACATAAGTGAGTAAGTCTTCCGTCTCTTAATGGTTGACTATCCGATGATGGTTCTGTAAGTGATGCTGAATAACTCTTTGGAGATTCTATTAGCTTCTTGCATGATGAAGATGATAGTGCGTGTTTACCTAGATACCCATAGTAAAAAACATCATCATACATCTTAGGTATAATATCAGATACTTTGAATTCATCTCCGTTTAATAACTTTATGTTGTCGCTCATAGTACTTGTATTTTAAATGAACTGCAATATAGTAATATTATTTGTTATATCAGATAAATTTTATCTTTTTAACAATTAAATGTTCTAGTGAGTTTAATGGAGGAATCCATCCTTTAGCATTATTATCTCCTCCAAAGCTATTTCCTTTAACCTTAACATCATTGTTTTGCAGGTAGTTAAGTAAGTCTAATCTTTTGAAGACGTATGCAGTTTCTACTCCTTCTAAGCTTTTAAGTATGTAAACATAGTATATTGCTTTGGATGCAATGATACCACTAGCTTCCCCTTTCTTTGTGTTAAGGAACTCAATGTAGATGTTTACAGGTCTAGAGTATCTATCAGCATAGTAATAGCCTTTAGCATCATACTTGACTTCGTAGGTAACTTCTTCGCCTTTGTACTTAGCTTTTATATCCCAGTCATAGAATTTTTTGTTTGGTGCTTTCTCTATATCTGTGTGTGTTTTTGACAATTCACTAAGCCATAAACTTTCTCCTATGTTACCCTTTAAGAAACTCATATCTATTTGTATGTTGAATATACTGACATTAATGGTTTTAGTACCTTTCCTTTGAACGCACAAGAAGTGCATCCTGTTATCTTTATTCCGAATATTCTTTGAGCTATAGGCAGTAATTCTTTCTGAGCGTACTTGTCGTATATTGTTAGGTTAGCATCAAAATACTTAGCTAGTGTACTAAACTCATCTTCAGTTAAACATTCTACATTCCTATACTTAAACACCTTGTTTAGCTTCTCTTGCCTCTCATCACATCCACAGTCCTCTCCAGCTATAAACTTAACAACCTTCTTGATTCCAGTAGCCTTAGTTATCTTAGCAACAGTATCTCCTAGTCCTTTAGACTTACTTGAGTTCTGCTTATCAAACTTAGCTTTCCATTCCTTATAGGCTTTGGTTCTTTTGTCTCCTTTAAACTCTTCCATGCTTATTGTATTTTATCGTAGTCTCCGTTGTAGTAATCCTGCACATCCTCATTGAACTTTTCTCTGAGTCTTCTCTTGCAGTTCTTGGAGGTGTTGTATAATGAAGTTAGGCTTATGCCTTTGTATCTTTTTCCATCCTCGTCTATGAAGTTACTTTCTTTTTCTAGACCTCTTAAGGATATATCTGTCTTGTAGTAAATGTCCGTAAACATTATATCATATCTATGCCATTGCTTTATTTCCTCATCGATATTCTTCATCAACTTCTGGAAGGCATAATTCTCTTTAATGTCAAACGCATCAACAATTTGATAAGAGTAGACAACCTCGTCATATTCAACTAGAGGTTGCCGCCCCTTAATCCTCTTATAATCAATACAAACACTAAACAAAGTACTGTAGAAATAACCGAAACGTATTCCGTTATTTTCGTTTAAAATCTTATTAACGTCTTTTAAAGACCTATGTATTTTTAAATATGCTTCTTGAACTAAATCTTCAGCAAACATATTAGAGCCTACAAACTTAACAGCCAATCCAACCCACTTCTTGTGGCTCTTGTAAAGCTCTGCTAATAACTCATCTTTAGTCATACATAAATATATGACAAAATAAAAATATAATTACTAAAAGTTGTTAACAATTATAACTTCTATCCTACCATTACCCTTATCATAAACTGTAGGTAGTAATGTCTCTGTCTTAACAAACTCATCATTGTCATCTTCCCAGCAACCATAGTGTGTTATGGCATCTAACAGAAATTTAGATACAACAGCTATTGCATTCATCTTATCTCTTTTTCTTTTATCTGGACTAAACAACTGATAAGTTATATTAACAGGTGTGTCTATCTTAACTCCTTCTAACTGGTCTCTCATAACCTCAAAGAATACTTTCTTAGCATTATTCTTAACAAGGAAGTGTAAATTAATAAACCTATTCATATTAAGCCAAACGTTTAAATTCTTCTTTGTCTTTCTAGGTAGCTCAACATACATAGGCACTATTAGTTTTAGTTGACTCATATTGGCAATCCGTTTATGTAATCCATATTTACTACTTCTGGTAAACCTGCTTCGTTAACCTTAAAGCTAAAATCATCAAAAGAGAAACTTCTACTTCTCTTACAGCTAACAGTAACCCATCCCTTGTTCTGAGTATTCTTTTCTAAAGATATCTGAGTCTCTGTCTTCTTCTCAAGGAAACTTCCTAAATGACCTGTTGGTTTAGTAGAACCAAAGTTACTATGGATAACTGTAATAATATGACAATTAAATTCAGCAGTCCATTTCATAATCCTTTGCACTATATCAGATGACTCTGTTATATTATTAACATCAGACACTAAGTCTGCAATACCATCTATAACTACTAATCCAATGTTTTTAGATTCTAACTTGTCTTGAAGTATGTATTCTATAAAGTCTATTCTTTCTGTGTAGGACATCTTTCTTAAAGCATAAGTATGGTAGTCATCATCAAC